CCAATCTCGATTTCACGTTGTTTGATCTTTTCTAAGTGTGCGCGAATGGTCTCCACGCTAGCAGATTTGGTAGGATATTCCTTAACAATTAATTGTCCTTCTATATCTTTAATGTCCTCATAAATTTCTTCTTTTTTATTATAAACATCTTGCAAAGATATTCCTGTGATGCAACTATCATAGCGCGTTGCAACAATTGTATCTGCCAATTCCAATGTATAGTGGATTACGTTTTTGCCTTTTCTTAGGGCATGTGCGCCTAAATGCACTAGAGCCATTGATTTTCCTGCGCCGGTTGGAGCAATAACTACACCAAGTTCTCCATTACCGAGCCCTCCTTTGCATAGTTTATCAACTATTTGCCACCCTGTTGTAATTGGATCTCGGACTATAAGTTCAAATCTTTTTTCAAAATCTTTCAAATAATGATATCCATAATCGTTATTTGTACCGAGCTTCATGGCATCATTAATTAATGTTTGAATATCTTCAAAAGAAGATTTTCTAAGCAATGGAATTGATTTCATCATTGCTTCTTTTAAAATCTGTTTCTTGCAAAAATCAACCGCAGTATCTTGAATGTATTCTATGTCTTGTACGGAAGTTTTCATCATTCTTGCAAAAAAATCACGTACCTGTTTTTGTGTTAATGGGTTTTCTCCCGACACATCAGTTCTTAAAATTGTCGTCATGATATCAACAGAAGGATGCACCTTATACTTGGTTTTATAATCAAAAATTCTTTTAATAAAAACCTGTAAATAATTCAGCTCTAAAAAGTTGATATTTAATATTTCTTTCATCTGATCGGCAAACGCACGATCAAGAAGAATCAACTGACATAAATTTTCTTGGAAGGATTTACCAAATTGTGAAAAATCCTCTTTCTCGTTATAGTTCAAATTAGTCCTCTCAACTTGTATATGTTATACCCATTCCATGAGATTGTCAACATGAAAATTAACTTTTCCAAAAAATCTGGACGCCGACAATAACAACCGACAGTGCCAAACATATCATTATTTTTGCAGAAAATATGCTCTCCTTCATAAACACATAAGCTAAAATAGCAAACACGATATTTCCAACGCCAAAGCCTATAAGTTTTGATGTCCACAAAAGGCCACTGGCTTCTACAATATTTTTAATAGCGTACCAAAAACAAAGACCCATTGGAATTGCAAATATAAGATTTGCCACAATGGGTCGATCCTTCCACCATTCCCAAACAAATTGAGAATTAAATTGAAACCAGGCTAAAAGGTTTCCAACTACAAAAAACATTATTCCTATTAAATATTTCACCTATCTCCTAAAATAAATTATGGGCCTGGTAGGACTCGAACCTACGGCCGAGCGGTTATGAGCCGCCTGCTCTACCAACTGAGCTACAGGCCCTTTTTGATTATCTATTCACATTCCTGTTAAAAACTTCCAGAGCGTGTTGTTCTCTTTCATTCTCCTTCAACATTTTTCTTACCAACATAAACACTGCAAAAACCGACGCGCCAATTCCAATATAAATCATGTGTATCTCCTTTTGTTTAACACATAAGCCAAGTACGCCGAGATGGACTTGAACCATCGCCTTCCACCTTATAAGAGTGGCACTCTAACCTGCTGAGTTACCGGCGCATAAATCTTATAGTGTCATCATACTATATCCTCTTATTTTTGTCAAGCCTCAATTAGATAATTTCATCAACCAGTCCATACTTTAAACACGTCTTTGCATCAAACCACAGATCGTGTTTTAAAATCTGATTCAATTTTGTTTTAGGAATTTTTGCATGCTGCTGATACAAACCTTTGATTGTCTTCATCAACAAATCATTGTTTTTCATATCATCTTTAAGTTCTTCGTATTTACCCCAAAGGCCTGAAGATAATTGATGTACCAACATGAAAGAGTGTTCATACATATATCTTTCGTTAGCAACAACACTCATTAAAGTTGCCGCGCTAGCTGCGCAACCGTCAATAACAGATGCTACAGGAACTTCAGAGCCCCTAATATGATCAACCGCTGCTAAACCAGCAAAAACACTACCACCGTAACTGTTGATATGTAAATAAATATTTGCCAGTTCATTAGTACTTAGAATTTTAGCAGTGTGTGTAATATCTAAATTAAGATTACGAATCTCCTTATTTAAATGTAACACTTTTGTTCTCGTGACTTCCGAATAAAAATAAATTCTATTATCAGAACGTTCAATTTTATCATCTGAATCTCCAGAATCTGAAATTATAAGAAAATTATTTTTATCTTCATCAGTATTTTTCTTTTTCTTATCCCCTAACCAGTACAAATCTTTCACACAATCTCCTTTTTTCAGTACCCTCGGCAGGATTCGAACCTGCGACCCTCGATTTAGAAGACCGATGCTCTATCCAGCTGAGCTACGAGGGCATAATTTACTTTTTAGAATCTAAAACAAATCTCCTAAAAAGTATAAACAACTCACTCCAACTTGTATTACCAATTCCGTCTTCTAACATCATACCACTTGTGGCTGTTTTATTAAAGAAGGCCTCGGAATTTCTAACAACATATTTAATCTTTTCTTTGCTTTGTATGGAAATACTAGGACTGTATAGTTGCATTAGTTTATAGTTTTCTTTAATAAGATCTCCGTTGTCAGCAATGTTCTGATAAGCCTTCAAGCTTGAGCTTGAAAGCCTACAATATTCACAAACTTCATCAATCGTGTATGCTTTATCTTCGGATAAAAATGGCAAACGCTTTGCAATGGTTGGAAGTCCTACGCCTTTTATACCATCAAGGTTGTCACTTTTGTCGCCGGCGATTGCTCTTGCCAAGGCAAAATTAGTTGGGTGAATTCCAAATTTTTCAATAATGTTGTTTCTATTTAGAATCTCACCTTGTGTTGGGCGAAAAGCAATTATCTTATCTTCAAGCAGTTGGTAAAAGTCTTTGTCACTTGAAACGATAACCTTCTGCCAATCTTTAAAATCTGGCATTTGTGCCACAAATGATATAATATCATCAGCCTCAATCTCATCGAGAACCAACTGTGTAATGGGAAAATTATTAAGATATTCAACCAAACGTAGTTGTTGCCAAACTTTATTTTGAAGTTCTTCCTCTTCTGTAAGATTCTTAATGTCGCGATTGAGGCGCAAAGGCTTTCGCCCTCCCTTGTAATTTTTATTTACAAGTTTCCTTTTCTTGCTTCCTCCTCGACCATCCCAACAAATAACAATTTTATCAGGTTTAATTTCCCTGCTAAGCTTTTGTAAGATTTTAAGAAATCCAACCGTTCCACCAACAGGATCTCCATTCGGCGTTAAAGTTGGATTAACTATGTATGCCCTTAAAAACTGATTAAGAGCGTCTACTATCATTACTCTGGGCATTATTTCTTCCTCCTGGCTATTCGGCGTTTGCGTCTTTTGGCAGACCCAAGCTTTCTACGCCTTCTAGATTTTGAATGTTTAGTTTTATGACTCATAATTTCATCACCTCATATCCTCCATTTGTTGAATAAACAACCCTTTTAATGCCACAGTACTTCATTGCAGATTCGCACATGTGACAAGGCTTGCTAAGTCGTTGTTGACCTCTCTTGTTAACTCGAACAACATAAATTGTTGCACCTTCTGTATTAGAACGTTCAACATTTAAAATTGCACCAAGTTCTGCATGAAGGGTTGCACTCCCATATTCCTTTTTTCTGAATCTAGCACCAAAACTATTAAACCCACCCTTGTTGCACGAAGCATTAACCACTGTTGAGCCCTTTGCCAACACCGCTCCGTGTCTAAAGTTGGGGAACACGCTTTGATTCGCCATTCTCTCAGCCAAATCTATGCACTTTTGTGTTCCCTTAGAGGGTGTATATGTATATGCTTCATTCATATTATAATCAAAGTAGCTGAAGAGGGGCTCGAACCCTCACACCCGTACAGATAAGGGATTTTAAGTCCCTTGCGTCTACCAATTCCGCCATTCAGCCAAAACACTTAGGTAGAATAACATATTGTTGTTCGTGTGTCAAGAGAAATTATGCACGCATTATACCATAACTGTCGGTCATTTTGTTCCAGTCTTCATAAAGTGCTTTAAGGGTTGTATTAATATCGACCTCCATTATTTTAAATTCTGCTCCTGGAAGAGAGCCATGTTTAAAATAACTAAGCCCTCCATCTACAAAAATACAACCACAGGAACACTCCCTGAAATCGTGCTGTGCACGAGAATATACTACATCATCGCAACCTAGGCAATGAACTGCCTTAAGCTTCATTTTCTTTCTTCTCCTCTGTAATAATTTGAACTGATTCGTTCATAAGATAATGTTACTATATCGAGCTATATTTGTCAAACTCAAAATATAATTTTTTCTACTTCTTCCTTGATCATTTCTTCAAGATCTTCTTTTGTAAGTTCTTGATCAAGAGATTCATTGGCATTCATATGTAGCGCTGCAAGGTATTTTTTGACAGAACCTTTTGTGCAGCCTACTTTTTTTCCTGTATCTTTTTTGTAAACACACTTGCCTTTAACTTTGTAGGGCATTAATCCTCATCTCTTTTGGCTGTGTGTCCTTCGTCGGAATGCTCTTTCAAAACAACTGGAGTAATCTCCTCTGGAAGAAGGCCCTTAACGATTGTATCTCCAAACTTCATGTCGTATTCACCAATTCGCCCATTCTTATCTAAGGAATGCCATAGAACTTTTCCAACCGATTCATTTAATTGATATTTTTTAACCATGGCCGAACTCAGCCTTCCTTCTTTCATTCACTTGTGTTGAAGGCCATCAAGCTCATCTTCAAGCTTGGCCTTTTTCTTTTTTTCTTTATCGGTTAATGTTTCTTGATAGAGAACATAGGCATCGACTTCTTCTTGAATAATTTGTCTAAGTCTTTCAACTGTGGTTTTCATAAATTAGCTCCTATTTACATTCATTATAAATAGTTATTAAATTTCAATCTGCCTCTTCTTCTTCGTAGAAATCTTTGGCATCTCCAGTGCGATCATCAAATTTTCTAATAATCTCCTCGTCCATAATTTCTAATACACGAGTCTTAAACTTTTCATTCTGAAGTTTGTCAAGCCACCCAGATCCTTGAAACTTTTCACATGTGCCATCATCGTAGCATATTTCATACCAGGCTCCGGATTGTTTTAAAGAATCTGAACCTTTAATTGCATCAAGCCAACTCTCTCTATCTTGAATGCCAACCTCGTCTCCCCACAAAATCTTAAAATTGCATTGACGACCTTGTGTCCCAAAACGAGACTTCTCTAGTTTAACTTTTACTTCTGAGCCGATTCTATATCCTTTGTCATCAAGAATAAAAGAAGCCTTTGCTTTGCGTCCTGTAAGCCAAATGCGAAGCGAATAAGCATAGTGCATCGCTTTTCCACCAGGCGTAACATATGGAGTGGTCATCATTTCAATTCTCGCACTTGGACCTTGCGGGATATTCGTTTTAAGCTGATTTAAAACAAGAAATGTTGACTGTGAGTTTGCCAAAGGGATTGTCAACTTTGACATAGCCTTGGCTAATATGCGCGGTTTCACCGCCATGCTAGATTGAGGATTAAAATCCCCTTCAATGTCTGAAACCGATGGGGTTAATGCCAGCGAATCCCAAATAAAGAGCATCTTATTTTCGTTTGAACCAAGTAGTTCTTCCATTGTTTCTAAAACAAATTCTACAGAAGTCGCTTGTATATAAAGGAGATCATCAAGATCGCAACCAGCTCTTTCAAGAAAACTAGGATCAATTGCCGATTCCGAATCAAAATAAATCACATCTATGCCCATTTTTTGAGCATTAGCGGCAATTTGCGCAGCCATAAAAGATTTACCGGTTGCTTGTAAACCAGCGATTTCAACAGATTTACCAATTGGGATTCCTGTTAATTTCCCTCGACAGATAATTGAATCAAGCCAGCGAGATCCAGTAGGTATCCATCCCTTTACAAGTGTCGGATTGTCCTCATTTAAGTTGTGTGCAACGTTCATGCCGGCTTTCTTGTTGATAAGCTTGCGCATGTCGGCAATAGAAATCTTGCCAATCTTTTTCTTAGTTTTCGCCATTTACATTCCTTTCAAAGACAGGGTGTTCAAACAATAACTTCTTGATGATTTTATTTCGACTGATAGGGAAACCAATCGATTTCTCTAAATGTTTTCGAGCTACGGCAAGACGCTTCACTTCTTCAGCCTCCAAACAAATCGAGAACTGTGACTTATTTTCTGAATCTGCACTCATATGTAAAACTCCTTTTAGATTAAAAAAACGAAGGGGAGAGAATTCTCCCCTTCGCTAACAAAACCAATCAGCCTAGCAAATCAGCAAAGGCCTTATCAACAGAACTTCCGGTATCTTGGGATCCACCTTCGTTTTTGTTGTACTTTGTGGTTTCGGATGAAACTTCTTCAGGATTTACATCTCCTAGAAGAAATTCATCTAGCATCGCTTGAACTTCTGCAAAAGTCTTGCGACTCCCAACAAAAAGCTCATCGAAATCTGGAATGTTTTCCAAGAGTTCACGACACTTCTCAGGACCATCTGGACAAAGCGGGGAACTTCGTCGCCGGGGAGTGATTTTCGTTACAGGAAATGAAGCTCCAGCAGGTTTGCCGTAGCCAATAACCAAATCAGTACCAGCATCGGGATCGGTGATATCGCCATATTCTGGGTTTAGCACCAAATTAACAAGCGTTTCATACACTTGTTTTCCAAAACCCCAAGCACGTACGCCTTGATCTTCTTCGCCGCGTACAACGACTGGGGCGAAAAAGCGCTGACGAGCAGACAACTTCTTAGCCATCTTTTTACTGTCCTCTGTGCCTTCTTGCCACAGTTGACGCACAAAAGAATCTAGCGGACAATCTTCGCCAAAGTTCCTCTTTGGACTAAGAAAACCCGGATTGTCGCCCACATTATAGTGGAACCAATAATCCTTGAAAGGATCTCCATCTGCGGTTGGAACAATCCGAATGGTTTGTTCGCCATCTTGAGGGCGCCAAAACGAATTGTTACCTCTGCTCTCTAGAGCCCTCTTGCGCTCCAGCATCTTTTTCATATCAATAGCCATAATTATTTTTTCTCCTTGTTAAAGTCAACATGATAACTCTCTCATGTTGCTATTTGTATAATACTCTATTTTTTTATTAATGTCAAGCATTTTTTTCATCTTTTTGAATAAGAGTGCTATTTGACATACAATACACATATGGTGTTTCATAATTTGTAGAGTATATCGCATAACTAGTCCTCATTTTATCATGTTCCACATTATTTTTAACTTGTTTTTTTACTTTTTTAACAAGCGCTCCATCAGAGTTTAAAACCTCTTCTGGGATAGCATAATAATACCTCTTTTCCCTCGACATGTCAAGGTCAAAAAACATTTTTTCTTCTCCGGATTCGTAATCTACTAAACCAAGAGTTGATATTCGTGCTGTTTCTGTGGGTCCGGATAAAGTGCTCATAACTGCTTCAGACTTGTCGAAAACATTAATCATATGAATTGTAGCACTTATCAACTGATTAATATGGTTGAAGTACTCTCGTACAGGGACATCTCCTACGATATCGGCCATCTTTACATTGTCTATAAGATATAATCTTTTAAAGATCGCAGAACGAGCATATTCTTGAAAAACGTTGTGTATCAAATTTTCTTGAAGTATTTTTTCTTTTGATAAATTATCAGTATCAGGTTTGATGTAGATTACACTTATCTCACAACTATTTTTAATCTGCTCTAAAAGGCGCAATGAAGCACCAGAAATCAAACCGCAACTTGTTATGAACAAAGTTTGACCCTTCACCCCCTTTAACAGTGTTCGTCTTAAGTTTGGAAACTTATCTTCATAAGCTTCTGGACTGTTCTGATGCTCCATTGCATAGACACCTTTAGACTTTTCTAGTCCGGTGTCTATTTTAAAGACTTTATATTGCGAATACTGCTTAAAGCATTCAGCAATGTTACAACCTGCCTGTCCTAAACCAATTATATTCATTTTATACTTAACTTGTTCATGTTTCCGTAATGCTCTCCAACCGAAACGTTGACCACAAAGTTGCCCAAATCGGTATCGGAAAAAGCTTTCTTTAATTTTATCAAAATATCATTATCTTCTTCACAATAATCTATAATAAGTGAGTCGTGCATGCAAAAAGCAATTTTAGATTTTCTGCCCTTCAATAATTTCCAAACCTTGATCATCTGTTTAAAAAATAAGTCTGCTGCGGTTGATTGTAATATATAGTTCAATGCATGATGGTCATCTGCTTCTATTGTTCTGGTAAAAAAGGTTGACACTTGGCTTCCATTGTAGTACTTTTGTATCACAGACTCTCGATCATAAGTTCTGCTTGAAAGATAGTCTTTTGATTTTGGATTATAAAGCCATGCAAATATTCTTTTTTTAGCCTCTTCTCGTGTGGTTAATTCGCGGTATACATTTTTTGCATTCCATTCATGTATGTCTTCTTGTGGTTGTTCTTTTCCTAATAACCCAAGTAATACACGCAATTCCGCAGCGTTATAATCAAACTCAAGAAACCAATTGTTGTTTGGCTTTAATATTTTTCTATAAGACTTGTCCATAGTTAAAATGGGAAAAGAGCTTGACCGAGTGGTTAATCTTCCTGTTTTTGTTTTGAAAGGATCGTAGTTGATGTATGGTAAATTCTTTCTATTGTTTACCACAAATTTTCTAATCTTAAAGATATACATCTGATCGTTTAATTCTGAATAATCAATGTTAAGTTTGGTGTTCTTAATCTCCGTCAGTATTTTCACAAGTTGTGACATGAGTTCATAGTTCTTGGGTTTCTCGTAGTTTGCGAAAACAAAACTACATATTTTATTTTTAACACTGGCCAAGTCCCTTAAAAAGAATCTGGGGATCATATCATAAAAACAGTGCTCATTCAAATTTAATTGTGTTTCTTTGCATGTCCTGTGAAATGCAGTTAACTTTTTTTTAACTTCATCCCAATCCTTTTGAAGATATTGTGGACACACTTCGTCTAACGTTTGGCCACCACAAAAAATCTGCGCATAATCAATATTTTGATTGTCTTTTAAAGACTCTGAATAAGACCATGTTTTTGTTAAGTTTTTGGGAAAACGTTTAAAATGCAACTCATCGTTTGCATACATGGCGTTACAGTTCGTTTTGTCATCAAAGGTTTGAAACATCATAATCTATACTATAACAGATTTTACAGGAATGTCAAATTAATTTTAATGAAGAAATAATTCCTTTTATTTGGGGGGCTGTTAACATAAGGCCAATTGACTGTTCTTTCTTTTCTCCTTTATCGCCATATACTTGTTTTAACCCTTTTATATTCTTTTTTATTAGTTTGTTGGCATACGAAAGAGCGAGAGAGATATTGTTGTTTATTTCATGTACATGTGGAGGCGCGCCCTCGGCGCAGCTTGGATAACATTCACTTTGCGCCGATTGAACAACCCAATTTGTTATTTTATGTTCGTGCTTAATGTTTGGATTTGTTGGGTGTACAGTCATTGTTGCTTTCCCATTTCCGTCTGCATCGATGTTATATTCGTGTGTGTGGTTGGCGTCTTTTGATGTCGTGCCCGATGAATTATTTTCGCTACCTACAGTTAATGTTGCCAACTCCATCAATTTCTTTAAATGGGTGTTATACGCACTAGGTTTAAGTTTAATGTTGTTTTCAACCAATTTAATATCAAAATAAGCCTTGATCCAAAAATAATTACTGTAAAGACTATTATATTGGTTTTCGTTTATTATTTCAAGATCAATTTCTTGAACAACAAATTTAGTTTGCAAAGTTTTATTATCAGAGCAGATGACCTTCTTTTTTGTTTTTGGGTTTTGAATATAATAACTTAAATAATTGTTGTAAAAAGTTTTTTTAATGTCTTTTATCTCATCTGAATATGGAACATCGTAATAAACTTCAAAAAATTTATTAAATCTAAAAATTCGAGACATACAAATATTAAAAGATCCTTTGTTGAGGCATGTGTTTACACCTTCGTTGTTTTTTGTGGGGTCTTTTGCCATGTATAAATATGTATTAGTCATAAAATCTTTTGTTTCATCTGCGACTGTATTTAACACCGCCGCTAATTTATTTTTTATTTCGTT